ATGTGTGGAATTGCGGGATTCACGCGGGCGAGCGGGGCAGGGGACCGGGAGGTGGCCGGGCGCATGATCGACGCCATACGCCATCGGGGGCCGGACCAGCAGGGGATATACGAGGGCAGTGAAATCACGCTGTGCGCGGTGCGGCTGAAGATCATCGACCTGGGCGGCGGCGATCAACCGATCGTAAGCGACGATGGCGGCACGGTGATTGTCTTCAACGGCGAAATCTACAACCATCGCGAAATCCGGCGCGATCTGGAGCGGCTGGGGCACAGGTTCCGATCGCAGTGCGACACGGAGACGGTGCTGCGGGCATTTATGGAGTGGGGCACCTCATGCTTCGAGCGGATGCGCGGAATGTTCGGAGTGGCGCTGTGGTCGGAGGCACGCAGGCGGCTGGTGCTGGCGCGCGACCGGATGGGGATCAAGCCGCTGTATTACTACCGCGGTGGCGACGATTTGTACTTCGGCAGCGAACTCAAGGCGATCCTGGAACACGCTCACATTCCGCGGCGGCTGGATGAGCGGGCGCTGGACCGGTTTCTTTCGGTGAACTACGTGCCGGGAGACAGGACGCTGATCGAGGGAATTCGCAAGGTACCGCCGGGACACATCCTCGAATGGAGCCGGGGCACGTGCCGGATGGAGCGGTGGTGGGAGCTGCCGCGCGAGGAAGCGCGACGCTATTCGCTGGGGGCAGCGAAGGAAGAACTGGAAGGGCTGCTGCGAGAGTCGGTGCGGGAACACCTGGTTTCCGACGTGCCGTTGGGAGTGTGGGCCTCTGGCGGAGTGGATTCGTCGACGATTCTACATTACGCGGCGGAACAGAACGGGAGCCGGCTGAAGACATTTTCGATTTCCTTTCGTGGACGGAGTTTCGACGAGAGCCCGTATTTCCGCGAGGTAGCGCAAGTCTACGGGACGGATCACCATGAATTCGACCTGAACCCGGAGACGGAGCTGGAAAGCGCGATTCAAGATTTCGCGTACTACTCGGACGAACCGAGCGCGGATGCGGGAGCGCTTCCGGTCTGGTTTCTCTCGCGGATGACGAGGCAGCACGTGACGGTGGCGCTCTCGGGAGAAGGCGCGGATGAGCTGTTTGGCGGATATGAAACATACCAGGCGGACCGGCTGGCGAGGCCGTTGCGGTTGACGCCGCGGTGGCTGCGGCGATGGGTGCATGGGGCATTGGAGCGATACGTTCCGGTGTCGGACGAGAAGATCGGGTTGGAGTACAAGCTGAAGCGAGGGATCGAGGGAAGCTTGCTCGATCCGGACGAAGCGCACTTCTTCTGGAACGGCACGTTCTCAAGCGAACAGCTCAAGGCGATCCGGCGCGGCGGCGGCGACAATGGATTGGCGGAGCTGGCGCGCCGCGTGACGACGGGCAACGGCGGAGTGGCGGAGCGATATATGCGGGTGGATCAGAATTACTACCTGCCGGACGACATCCTATACAAGACGGACCGCATGAGCATGGCGCATTCGCTGGAGGTGCGGCCGCCGATGCTGGACCACCGGATCGTGGAGTTCGCGGGGCGGCTGCCGGCGCGGCTGAAGATTCGGGGTTGGCGGCAAAAGTACGTGCTGAAGGAACTGATGCGGGGGAAGATCCCGGAGCGAGTGCTGAGCCGGAAGAAAGCTGGATTCGACATACCGACGCACGACTGGTTCCGGCGGCCGCTGCGCCGGCTGCTGATGGATACGCTGACGCCGGAAGCGGTCAAGGCGAGCGGCATTTTTCATGAGCGGTCGATCGAGACACTCATCCGCGACCACATGGAGAGGCGGATCAATGTGGGGTATCACTTATGGGGTCTGCTGACGCTGTTCCTGTGGATGAAGCGGTGGAAGGTGGAGCTGCATCGGGAAACGGTGACGGAAGCGGCGGTGGCTGGCGAGTAAGGGAAGAAAAGCCGAGATGAGTCTCGGCTCGGCAGCCTAAAAGGCTGCGCCACGGGGGCGGCTTAGGACCAGCCGTTCCGCTCCCTACGGTCGCGGCTCTTTTGAGTGGGCGGCGACCAGCCAAATCGTCTTCACCGATGCAGGGAAAAGTTTCTTTCGTGAGTTTTCAATCAGTTGTGAAGTAATTCGGGGCAGGTGTGCAAGCGCCCCGATGATACATTCAAAACGGGAACAGGGATGTGCGGCTTCGCGAGTCAATCGCGGAGCCGTTTTCTTTTTGGGGCACAATGACGACCAAGGTGAAGAAAAACGGTAAACCGATTTCCAAGCCTTGCAGGGATTGCAGCTATTATCGGGGACTGAAACAGAAGCTCAAGATTTCGGCAGTACTCACCAGAGCCATCGCCAAATTCGAGGAGAAAATCACGGAGACCGATTTCAGCCCATCGGTGGGAGACTACATCAAACTCGTACAGATGAAGAAGGAGTTAGAGGAAGCTACCAACGAGGCGAAGGAGATCAAAGTGACATGGGTGGAGCCAGCGACGTCCGACTCCGGAGAATAGCCTATGACCCACTGCCCTCCCAGAAATCCTTTCACGATCTGACAGCGCGTTTCAAGGGGTTCTCGGGGCCGATCGGGAGCGGCAAAAGCCAGGCGCTTTGCCAGGAAGCGATCCGGCTGAGTTACTTGAATCCGAGACGGATGGGACTGTTGGGGGCGCCGACCTACCAGATGTTACGAGACGCGACGCAGGCGACGCTGTTCGAGATATTGGATAGCAACCGGATTCCGTACGAGCACAACAAGGCGGAGAACACGCTGCGGATGAAGGACACGGGATCGCGAATTGTGTTCCGGCCGGTGGATGAGTTCGAACGGTTGCGCGGGACCAACCTGGCGTGGTTCGGACTGGATGAGCTGACCTACACACCGGAGGCGGCGTGGCTGCGGCTGGAGGGCCGCTTGCGGGACCCGAAAGCGCAGCGGCTGTGCGGCTTCGCTGTTTGGACGCCGAAGGGGTACGACTGGGTGTTCCGGAAATTCGTGGAGGGACCCAGCAAGGGGTACGAGGTTGTGGTGGCGCAACCTTACGAAAACCGGTTTTTGCTGGCGAGAGTGCCGGATTTCTACGACCGGCTGCAGGAGAGCTACGACGAGCGATTCTTCCGGCAGGAAGTGCTGGGCGCGTACCTGAGCCTGAGCGGAGGCACGGTCTACAGCGCGTTTTCGCGGGTCGAGAACGTGAAGGATGTGAACCGGGACCAGAGGCTGCCACTGCTGTGGGCATTGGACTTCAACGTGGACCCGATGAGTTCGCTGGTGGTGCAGGTGGCGAGCGGCAAAGTGCTGGTACTGGATGAGATTGTGGTGCGAAACGGGACGACGATGGAAGCCAGCGAGGAATTCCTGAAACGGTATCCGGAACACTGGGCGGGCGTTCATATTTACGGAGACGCGTCGGGAAACCAGCGGCAAACGACGGGGGCGACGGACTACGAAATGATCCGCGAGTATTTTCAGGCGCACTCGGGGATGACGCTTCAATACCGTGTACCGAGGGCGAACCCGAGCGTGCGGGAACGGATCAACTTGACGAATGCGAAGTTACGATCGGCGGCGGGAGAAGTCGGGCTGCTGGTGGACCCGCGGTGCAAGGAACTGATCAAGGATCTGGAGCAGGTGACTTACAAGGCCGATTCGAATGCAATCGATAAAGACAGGGACCGAATGAGGACGCACTTATCGGACGCGTTGGGGTACCTGCTGTGGCAGGAGTGCAGAATGCTCCCGAGAATCGGGGAGCGGCGGGAGCGATTGTTTTAATGCAGACGATCAACCGGGAACATCCGGAATACACGGCGCGAAAGGCGACGTGGAGACGCTACAAGGACCTTTACCTGGGCGGCGAGCAGTTGCGGGCGCACGCCGCGGAATACCTGTTGCGGCGGCACAAAGAGCCAGGCGAGGTTTACCAGGAGCGGCTGAACCGGGTGTTCTATCAAAACTACATCGGCTCGATCGTGGACTGGTACGCGGCGACGCTGATGCACCGCGAGCCGGCGCTGATGCTGGAAGGTACCGACGCCGGGGCGAAGGACTTCTACAGCCTGCTGGCGAACGATTGCGACCTGAAGGGCACCAGCCTGAGCGAGTTCTTCCGCAAGCGATTCGTGGAAGCGCTGGTATGCGGCACGAGTTACCTGGTGGTGGACTTTCCGCGCGCGACGGGGCCGGCGCTGACGCGGGCGGAAGAGGACGCCGCGGGGACGTCGCGGGCATACCTGACGGACTACGGCGCGGACGAAATCATCAACTGGAACTACGACCCGAACGGGGGGATGGACTGGGCGGTGATCCGAACGTCGTGTCTTCAGCAATCGAAGGTGACAGACGCGAGGTGGGAGCAGGAGACGCGCTGGATCTACTACGACCGGGAGAATTTCCAGGTCTACCGGCAAGCGGGCGAAGGGAAGCCGATTGAGCAGATCGACGTAGGGCGGCACGCGTTGGCTTCGCTGGGCCGGGTGCCGCTATTCCGGATGCGGGTGACGGAGGGGTTATGGCTGATGAACCGAGCCGCGCTGTTGCAACTGGAGCACTTCAACAAATCGAACGCGTTGGGGTGGGCGCTGACGATGGGGCTATTCGCGATGCCGGTGGTGTATTCGGAACGGGAGTGGAACCAGATGGTGGGCGAATCCTATTACATCCAACTTGGACCGGAGGACAGGTTTGGGTGGACGGAGCCGGAGGGGAAGGTTTACCAGATCGCGGCGGACAACCTGGTGCAGATGAAGGATGAGATTTACCGGGTGTGTTACCTGAACAACCAGGCGATGGGAGGGGCGTCGAGCTCGGCCAATCAGTCGGCGCTGGGCAAACAACTGGACTTCGCGACGACCGCCGAGGTGTTGGGGACTTATGGAACCACGGTGCGGGAGAGCATGAAGCAGGTGCTGTGGGCGGTGGCGGGGGCGCGGCAGGACGAAGTCTCGATCGACGTGGCGGGGATGGATGAGTTCGACATCGACGATTTCGGCACGGAGCTGGATGACGCGCAGAAGCTGCTGAACCTGGGTATCCACTCACCTACGCTCACCAAGCAGATCTACAAGCGGCTGGCGTTCCAATACCTGGCGGACGCAAGACAGGAAGTGAAGAGCCGGGTGGCGGAAGAGATCGATGGGGCGGGGGAGTAGGCGATGGAAGAGGAGAAAGATCTTGCTGGGTTGCACGAGGATGGCGCGGTGGGAGCGGGTGGCGAAGGAGTTCTGGGAGAGGGGCGCATGGAAGGAATCGACGTGCAGACAATCGTGCGGCAGGCGATCCAGGAATTTGCGAACAACGAGCAAGCCAAGGCAGAGCCAGCGCACAAGGCGGAGTTGCAGGAGGAGCGGCGGCGACGGGAACAACTGGAGCGCCGCGTGAACGAGCTGGTGGAGGAAAACAAACGCAGCCGGAAGATAGCGGAGGAGGCGGAGCGGGCATCGGCGGTGCGGTCGGAACTGCAACGGCTGGGCGTGACGAAGGTGGAGCTGGCCTTCAAGGCGGTGCAGGACGAGATCGTGCGGAGCGAGGACGGGCGGCTGGTGGCGCGGAGCGAGAGCGGCGAACTGCCGGTACGCGAGTATCTGGCGGCGTTCGTGAAAGAGAATCCGGAGTTTCTGCCGGCGCGCATTCCCGGAGGGAGCGGAATGGCGGGGATGCTGAAGAGTCCGGCAGGCGGAAGCGAAGCGGTGACGATCGACCGAATCCGGCCGGGCATGAGCGCGGAAGATATGCGGCGGGTACGAGAGGAAATCGTGCGCGTGGCGTCGCAGACCTTAAAGGGTCTGTAGTGACAAGCCCGGCTGGCAGGGCCGGCAAGTACAAACCAAGGAGAAAGAATGGGAGCAATTACAACAACTAACGTCGCAAGCGCGATTGTAAAGCTGGTGGCGGCGGATGCTTTGCCGGTGCTGGTAGGGAATCTGGTGATGGGCAACCTGGTGAATCGCGATTACGAACCAGTGCTGGCAAACGCCGGCGATACGGTGAACGTGCTGTTACCGCCGACGCTGGTAGCCAATAACCTCGCGGCCCAGGGTTCGGTGACGCCGCAGAATCCGCCGCTCACCAGTGCGCCGATTGTGCTGAACACGCACATGGAAGCGACCTTCCAGATACCGGATGTGACCAAAGTGCTGGCGGTACCGGACCTGCTGAAGATCTACATGCAGCCGGCGGTAGCGGCGATCGCGCAGAGCATCGAAACCAGCCTGCTGAGCCTGTACCCGGGCTTCTCGACGGCGGTAGGAACGGCGGGTTCGCCGCTGACGGAAGCCACAGTCGACGCGGCGGAGACGGCTCTGTTCCTGGCGAAGATACCGCCGAGCGAGCAGAAGTACATCGTGGTGGACTCGGCAGCCTACTCGGCTTGGCGGCAGATTCCGCTGTTCGAGGAATTCCAGACGGCGGGTGCGGCGGGCCTCGCGGCATTGATCGACGGGACGATCGGCAAGTACAAGGACTTCTACATTTTCCGTTCGCAATTCGTGCAGAAGACGGGGAGCGGCACGGTGAACACGCACAACCTGGCGTTCACGCGGGACGCGATCGGCCTGGTGGTTCGGCGGCTGCCGCAACCTCTTCCGGGAACGGGAGCGATTGCGGAGTATGCCGAGCTGGGCAACTTCGGCATGCGGGTAGTGATGAGCTACCAGCCGAATACGCTGGCGCAGCAATTCACGGTGGATGTGCTGTACGGATGCGGCGTGCTGCGCAACGCATGCGGCGTGCAGGTGAACACCTAACGAGACGGAGCCGCGAAGCGGGCTGGCGGCCGGGTGAGCTGGCGGCCGGCCCGCGACGAGATGCGAGGAGAACGGGATGGATCTGAGACTGTACTACCAGAAGATACGGGACACGCAAGCGAAGATCACGGACCCATTTCCAGTGATCGAGAGCTGTGAGACGCCGGATGGAGGGTTTGCCGGCAGGCTGACCGAAGCGACGCCAGCCATTGCGGCGAAGTTAATTGTGGAAGGCGCGGCGCGGCTGGCGACGGAAGCGGACGCAGCGTCGTTTCGCGAGGCGCGAGCCAAAGCCAAGCAGGCGGCGGACGAGGCCCTGGCGGCGAGCAAGGTGCAACTGACATTCCTGCCAGTGACGGAATGGAACCGGATCCAGGACGCGGGGAAGCGCGCCAAGAGCCAGGCGTAAGGGCATGGCACTATTCACGGACGGACCTCCCGCCAGCATCGAGCAGTTAGCCGGACTGGACTCGCAGTTGACGAGTGTGGCCAGCGCCGAGGGGATCGATGTGACGCGCAAGCTGGAACTGGCCCACGAAGAAATCGGTCTAGACCTCGAGGCGCTGCTGAAGAGGATGAGCCCGGCGGACCGCCCGATGTGGGCGGTGGTGAAGCCGAGCCTGGAAAACGTGGTGGTGACACCGGCGCTCAAGCTGTGGTTCGCGTACAGAAGCCTGGATCTGGTTTACAGCGACGCGTACAACAGCCAACTGAACGACCGGTACATGGGCAAGCGCGATCAATTCCAGCAGATGGCTGTGGCGAATCGCGAGCGGCTGCTGGAGGCTGGCGCCGGGATGGCATCGATACCAGTGCCGCGGGCGGTGACGGCCGTGTTGGCGGCGGCGCCTGGGAGTTTGCCGGACAACGTCTATTATGTGACGGCGGCCTGGGTAAACCGGGTGAACGAGGAAGGGGCGAGCGCGATGCCAACGGCGATTACGACAGCATCCAGTTCGTTTTCGGCGACGCTCGATCCGCCGCCGGCAAACGCTATCGGATGGAACGTGTACGTCGGCATGGATCCGGACAGCATGACGATGCAGAACAGTACGCCGCTCGCAGTTGGGACGGCGTGGGTGCAGCCGGTGTGGATCAGCGGGACGGGACGCAAGCCCGGGAACGGACAAGCTCCGAGCTATGTGCAGGCGCTGACGCGAATCTTACAGAGGGGCTGATGCCGACGACGATAGGAAACGCGGTAACCGCTAAGATCGTACAGTTGCTGACCGGGCCGAGCGGCGTGAATCTCAACTTGGAGGCGCTGGCGGTGAGCGGCGAGACAGCGGTGGCGCCGCTGGGGACGGCGCAGATTAGGCCCGAGAATGTGGGGCTCGAACTGGCGGAGCGCGCGACCGCAGTGACCTACCCGGCAGTCAACGTCTACTGCGAAAAGATTGTGAACCAACTGGTGGAGAAGTTCCGGACGTTTTCGGGGATTTCCCAGATGGCGATTGAAGTACGGCATTCGCAAGACCGGTTGCAAGGGTTGCAAGATACGGTCGAGATATACACGAGTGCGGTAATGCAGACACTGGACGCCAACCGCGGAGACTGGGGTGGCGGTATGTACTATGCGGGCGGATACCAGGTTACGTTCGGAGCCGTCAAGAGCGGGGGGATCCACTTCGTGCAAACCGCCAAGGTGACATTCGAGATTGGAGTGAGCATTAACTAAGATGGCCTCTTACATTTCCTCAAACGCAAACCGGTTCTACGCGGCGCTGGAAAGCGCGTATGGCAGCGTGGCGGCAATCGCGGCAAGCAACCGGATACCGGCGCTCAAGTTGACCGTGCAACAGCAACGCGAGGTCACCACCCGGAAAGACAAGACGGGAAGCCGGACGTTTCCCGGCCTGCCGGCGGGCGGCCGGCTGCGGACGAATTTCGAATTACAGACATACATGACGAGCTGGCAATCCGCAGCGGGCGGGCCTGCGTACGGGCCGTTGTTTCAGGCGGCGTTGGGCGCAGCGCCACTGCTCTTCAATGGCGCGACGGTCGCATCGTACTCGAATAAGACGCTGGCTTTTGCGGCGCCTCACGGATTGAACCTAAACCAAGCGATCTCCAGCGGAGGCGAGATACGGTTTGTGACGGTGATTGTGGATGCCAACACGGTACAGATCAATGCGCCGTTCACCGCGGCGGCAGCGAGCGGAACCACGATCGGACCGGCAGTGACCTACTTGCCAGCGACGGAGCTACCGAGCGCCAGCGTCTTCGATTACTGGGATCCGGCGAGCGCGGTGCAGAGAATCCTGAGCGGCGCCGCGGTGGATCAGATGGAGATCCAAATCGACGGCGATTTTCACCAGTTTCAGTTTAGCGGCGTGGCGCAGGACGTGCTGGACAGCGCGAGCTTCACGGCGGGGCAGGGCAATTTGACAAGTTATCCGGTGGAGCCGGGGATCGGCGCATTCGACTATTCAATCGTGCCGGGTAACCTGGGCGAGGCGTGGCTGGGGACCACACCAGCGCAATTCTTCACGGTGACGGAAGCGTCAGTGGTGCTGAAGAACGGGTTAGACACCCGCTCGCGGGAATTCGGTTTCAGCCTTCCGCAAGCGATCTCACCGGGGCAAAGAACCGTGCAGGCATCGATCGGACTTTATAGCCAGACGGACAGCGCAACACCGGCGCTGTACCAGGCGGCGCGGCAGCAGACGCCGATCAGCGTGATGTTCCAACTCGGCCAATCGCAGGGCCAGGCGATGGGCGTTTACCTGCAGAGCGTGATTCCGGAGGTGCCGCAATTCGACGACAGCGCGAACCGGTTGCAATGGGTGTTCAAGCCATCGCGGGCACAAGGCACGGTGGACAACGAAATCGCGGTTGCGTTTGGATAGGCATGACATACGAGAGCGTGAAGGATGTGGAATCGAAGATAGCGCCGGGGGTGAGGTTCCGCATTGCGCGAATGTCTTTTGCGAGGCGCGTGGAACTGATGCGGCAGGTTCGGGAACTGGCGCGGCGCATGGAGTTCCTCGAGGCGGGTCAAAAGCCGGGCGAGAAAATGGACTCGACGCTGGTTCAGGTGGAAGTCAATCGGCTGTACCTGATGTGGGGTTTGGTGGGAGTCACCGGACTGGAAGTGGATGGGGCCGCGGCAACTCCGGCGGCGTTGGCGGAAAGCGGACCCGAAGACCTATTTCGGGAGGCGCTGGCGGCCGTCAAAGCCGAGACAGGACTGAACGGGGCCGAACGAAAAAACTGATTGTCGCCTTCCATTTTCAATTTTCCAACCAGGCCGGGTGGAGGTGCGACGCATGCCGAAAGTCCGGTCTGGAAACGAAGCGCAGGTGCGGCTGGCTGCCGGCGTTGCGCGACGAGGGCGGGCCCTCAGTGTGGGCGCGCAGAGGGGTGAGACTGGGGGCCTGTCCTAAGTCATCGGTCACCGCGGAAAGCCAAACGATGGTGGAGGAGTTTTTCATAAGAAGGCGGTTGGGACTGATGAACGAAGAGCACCTCACGGCGCGGCAGGTGGAAGCGTTCGCCATTCTGGAAAAG